AAAGGTTGTGTTCCTTGTGAACCCGGCTGCTACTACCAAGCCAGCAACCATTGCCAAAGCTGGCAACGGTGCAATCGTGCAGGGTCGGCCTGAAGACGTAAGCGTCGTACAGGTTGGTAAGACTGCTGATTTTGCTACTGCTTCACAGATGTCACAGCAGATTGAGCGTCGCCTTGGTGAAGCCTTCCTGTTGCTCAACATCCGTCAGTCAGAACGTACAACTGCTGAAGAGGTACGCCTCACTCAGCTTGAACTTGAACAACAACTTGGCGGTCTATTCAGCTTGCTGACTGTTGAGTTCTTGAAGCCGTACCTGGCTCGGACCTTGATGGTCATGACTCGCAGTGGACAGCTTCCCAAGATTCCAAAGGATTATGTCCAGCCACAGATCGTGGCAGGTGTTAACGCACTTGGACGTGGTCAAGACCGAGAGAGTCTCACTGCTTTTATCGGAACCATTGCTCAGACACTTGGACCTGAAGCGTTGATGAAATACATCGATGCGTCAGAAGCTATTAAGCGTCTTGCTGCTGCTCAAGGCATCGACGTGCTGAACCTGGTGAAGACACCACAGCAGATGCAACAAGACATGCAGCAGCAGATGGGCATGGCAAGCCAGAAATCTCTTGTCGATCAAGCTGGTCAACTTGCTGGAGCTCCAATGATGGATCCCAGTAAGAACCCTGATGCGATGGAGATGGCTCAACAAATGATGCAACAACAACAACCACCACTACCCACCGATGGCTGAAACATTCACTTATGACAACGCCCCTGACACAGAGGTCCTGACCGAAGAGGAACAGGATTCTCTGGCAGTGGGTGAAGAGCTTATGGACCAGCAGGATGAACTGCTGGCAGGTAAGTACAAAAATGCACAGGACCTTGAGTCTGCATACCTTGAGCTTCAAAAGAAGCTGGGTGAAGGAAACGAGGAAGCTGAAGAAGAAGGAGAGATGGAAGATGCAGAAGAGTTTGAATCAACTCCTGCTACTGACATGATCTCTGCTGCTTCTCAAGAGTTTGCTGAAAATGGTGAGCTAACACCAGAGACACGTGATGCTCTGGCTGAGATGGATAGTGCTGAGCTTCTCGATGCATACATGTCCTTGGCACAACCACCTTCACCTGACCTGACTGATTCAGATGTATCCAGCCTGAAGGCTTCAGTTGGAGGTGAAGAGTCATACAACCAGATCACTGGTTGGGCTGCTGAAGCTCTATCTGAAGTTGAGCTTGATGCCTTTAACACCACAGTTGATAGTGGTTCGTTGGCGCAGATCCAGATGGTGATGGCTGGCTTACAAGCTCGCTACCAGGCGGAGAATGGATACGAAGGTACACAACTGCAAGGCAAAGCTCCAAGCAATTCACGTGACACGTTCCGTAGTCAGGCTGAGGTTGTTGAAGCAATCAATGACCCACGGTATGACCGTGACCCTGCATACAGGAACGACGTCCTGATGAAGCTTGAACGATCTGACGTTGCATTCTGATGACAGTTATTAATGAAGACGGCGGTCGTACAAACATCTACGCAATTGAACCCCCTATCACACTTATTGACGTGCGCGAAACACACAACGAAAACGCTGAGAAGCTGAACGGTCGCCTTGCAATGCTAGGTGTCATGGCAGCACTAGGTGCTTATGCACTAACTGGTCAAATCATTCCTGGAGTTTGGTAATGCCACAAGGTAAAGGTACATACGGTACGAAGAAAGGTCGTCCACCTAAGAAAGGTATGAAGGGTGGCTAAAAATGTAAGCCTAAAGATGGGCAAGCATAAGTCCCGCAAAGGTGGTCTAACTGCTGCGGGGCGTGCCAAGTACAACAGAGCAACTGGTTCCAACCTGAAGGCTCCACAGCCTGGTGGTGGTCCACGTAAGAAATCCTTTTGTGCCCGTATGTCGGGTAACAAAGGACCAATGAAAGATTCAAAGGGTCGTCCTACTAGGAAGGCTCTAGCCCTACGACGCTGGAAGTGTTAATCATGCCTGCTAAACGTGGCCTATACGCCAACATTCACGCTAAGAAAAAGAGAATCGCTGCTGGTAGTGGCGAGAAAATGAGAAAGGCTGGGGCGAAAGGAGCTCCCACGGCTGCAAACTTTAAACGCGCCGCAAAAACTGCAAAGAAAAAGTAATGCCTAACAAAAAGAAAAAGAACAATAACATCGTTCTTGATTTTGCACGTGGTTTTCTGACCAAACCAAAAAACGTCTCTCCTGCTGCTAAGTTTGCAAAAGCACAGGTAAGGAAAAAGAAAATGATTGACAACCTATTGAACTAATCCACTACACACACACACATGAAATCTATTATTATCGCTAGTCTCCTTGTCGCCGCTGGTGGCGCTGCTCATGCTGGTCCCTACGTCAATGTAGAAACCAACTCAGGCTATGTAGGATCTGACTACACAGGATCTGCTACTGATGTACATATTGGTGTAGAAGGTAACGGCTGGTATCTGCAGGGAGGACCTGCTCTACTTGCACCGGACAATGCTGATGGTGAAGTAGAACTCTCAGGTAAAGCTGGTGGTTCTTATGGAATCAACGAAGCACTCTCTGTCTACGGAGAAGTGTCATTCCTTACTGGAGATACGAACAGCTACGGCACAAAGGCCGGACTTAAGTATAACTTCTGATAGCTAAATAGAATAAGGGAGGTGCAATTCCTCCCCTAGCTCTAGCCAGCCAAGGCTTAAAACTGGTCTTACTTAACTTACTTACCCAACCATGAACTATTACTTAAATGACTGCTGTACTTACAAGACCACAACAACTAAATAACTGGGAAGCCTTTTGTAAATGGGTGACCTCTACTAACAACCGTCTGTATGTCGGTTGGTTTGGAATCCTGATGATTCCCACGCTGCTTGCAGCAACCATTTGTTTCATTATCGCCTTCGTTGGCGCACCACCTGTTGACATTGATGGCATTCGTGAACCAGTTGCAGGATCGCTCCTGTACGGAAATAACATTATATCGGGAGCAGTTGTCCCGTCTTCAAATGCAATCGGCCTGCACTTCTATCCCATCTGGGAAGCAGCCAGTCTCGATGAATGGCTATACAACGGCGGACCATTCCAGCTTGTTGTCTTCCACTTCCTTATCGGTATCTACTCTTACATGGGACGCGAATGGGAACTTAGCTACCGGCTAGGTATGCGTCCTTGGATCTTCGTTGCTTACTCAGCACCTGTAGCTGCGGCTAGTGCTGTCTTCTTGGTATATCCCTTTGGACAAGGTTCTTTCTCAGATGCGATGCCTCTTGGCATTTCCGGCACCTTCAACTACATGTTGGTCTTCCAAGCTGAACACAATATTCTTATGCATCCTTTTCATATGCTTGGTGTTGCCGGCGTATTTGGTGGGGCTTTGTTCAGCGCTATGCATGGTTCTCTTGTCACCAGTTCCCTGGTTAGGGAGACGACCGAAACGGTATCTCAGAACTATGGGTATAAATTTGGACAGGAAGAAGAGACATATAATATTGTCGCTGCTCACGGATACTTTGGTCGGTTGATCTTTCAATATGCTTCTTTCAATAATTCTCGCAGCCTTCACTTCTTTCTTGCTGCTTGGCCCGTTGTTGGGATTTGGTTCACCGCTCTGGGTGTATCCACAATGGCATTCAACCTTAACGGTTTCAACTTCAATCAGTCAATCGTTCATGGCGGACATGTCGTTAATACCTGGGCTGACATCCTTAACCGGGCTGGCTTAGGAATGGAAGTAATGCATGAACGTAATGCACACAACTTCCCACTTGATCTGGCAGCAGCATCTACCACTGAGGTAGCACTGACTGCACCATCTATTGGTTAATTAAATCGTCCGTTCATCGAATACCGTCGATCAGGACAAGTTACCAATCTCGGTAAACGACGCATGACATGAGGTGACATGGAACGGGGTCCCTCAGTTCTCTATTGGAGGATATTATGCCAAACGTTGAATTACGTCAGCGTCTGCGTGAGCAAGCTCAAGCTGCCAAAGAGCAGAAGCTTGTCTACCGCGGTGTGGCTTACCTTAAAAGCCGCTAAGTAGTTCTGTAATTGGGAGGTGCAAATCCTCCCTTAGCAATTGGCATCGGCCCTCTGAGGAGGATACCCTTTGCCGTCATGACGGTGGGAAAAGACCACAAAACTATTTGTACGTACGAAGATTCAATCAATACTCTATTTAAAAACTGCTAAAAAATGGCACATCAAAGTTCTACATTGACCACCAACCTTACACGGCCTGGTCAATCTAACGCTGCGGGAGACGCCCGCGCTCTCTATCTGAAGTTGTTCAGTGGAGAAATGTTTAAAGGCTTCGAGAATAACGCTATCGCTCGCGATCTCGTTATGAAGCGCACACTTAAGAACGGCAAGTCTTTGCAGTTCATCTACACCGGTCGTACCACGGCTGAGTACCACACGCCTGGTAACGCCATCCTTGGCAACGGCGATGGTGCACCTCCAGTGGCCGAGAAGACCATCACTGTTGATGACCTTCTGATCAGCTCTGCATTCGTGTACGAGCTTGACGAAACTCTTGCTCACTATGAATTGCGTGGCGAGATCTCAAAAAAAATCGGGTACGCTCTCGCAGAAAAGTATGACCGTTTGATCTTCCGTGCTGTCACCCGTGGCGCACGTGCTGCATCACCAATCACCAAGTCCAACTTTGTTGAACCCGGTGGTACTCAGGTCCGCGTTGGTTCTTCTACCAACGAGTCTGATGCATACTCTGCAACCGCTCTAGTTGACGCCTTCTACAACGCCGCGGCTGCGATGGATGAAAAAGGCATCAGCCAAGACGGACGTGTGGGTGTCTTGAACCCACGTCAGTACTACGCACTCATCCAGCAAGTTGGTGAGAACGGTTTGATCAACCGCGACGAGCAGGGTTCCGCTCGTCAAAGCGGCCAAGGAATCATTGAGATTGCTGGCGTCAAGATCTACAAGTCCATGAACATCCCGTTCCTGGGCAAGTACGGAACCAAGTATGCCGGTACTACTGGTGTTACTGATCCCGGTAACACTGGTGACTTCATCGGAGTTGCTACCGAGAACGCCTCTGGCGCTACTGCTGGTATCAACAACGATTACGGTACTACCGCCGAGTTAGGCGCTAAGTCCTGCGGCCTCATCTTCCAGAAGGAAGCCGCTGCTGTTGTCGAGACCATCGGACCACAGGTCCAGGTGACCTCTGGCGACGTGTCTGTTGTGTATCAGGGCGACGTGATCCTTGGCCGTCTGGCTATGGGCGCTGATTTCCTGAACCCCGCTGCTGCTGTTGAGCTGCACGTGGGCGCTACTGCACCTTCTGCATTCTGATATTTATTTCATACAAGGGTTCCTTCGGGAGCCCTTTTTTTTAACTATGACTACTCCTACTACTATTGATCTCGATACCGAACTATCCGCAGTAAATTCAATCTTGGGGAGTATCGGTCAGTCTCCAGTTACTAACCTCAACTTCACTAATCCTGAGATTGAGTTCATATACAACCTCCTCAAGGAAAGCAACGTTGAAGTGCAGAGTGAGGGTTGGGTTTACAACCGTGAAGACCACTACCCATTCACACCTGACACTAACAAGAACATCAGTATTCCTAGCAACATCCTACGTATGGATGTGTGTAAGGAAGAAGTATTTCGGAGTACTGATGTCGTCAAGCGTGACGGCAAGCTCTACAACAAAGTCAACCATTCATATGAGTTTGACCAACCACTAGACATGAACGTCGTGTGGTTATTTCCATTTGAGGATCTACCTCAACCTTTCAAGCGTCTGATTGTTGCTAAGGCTTCTGTCCGTGCAGCTACGCAGCTTGTGTCGAACCCGACGCTTGTCCAACTCCTAGGCCAGCAGGAAGGCTACGCCCGAGCAATCGTCACTGAGTACGAGTGCAATCAGGGTGACCACAACTTCCTCGGCATGGGACATGACCAGGGCTACCAAGCCTATGAACCATTCCGTGGATTGCGTCGCTGATGCCAAGTATTACTCAAACTATTCCTAACTTCTTTGGTGGTATCTCTAAGGTGCCTGACAGCCAGATGGGTCAGGGTCAAGTTAAAGATGCATTGAACTGCATACCCGATCTCAACAAAGGCTTGTACAAACGGCCTGGAGCTATGCGTGTAGGTACGTCAGCACTGTCGGGTGCGACGTCCACAGGTGTTTGGTTCCACTACTACAGAGATGAAACTGAAGGTAGTTATATCGGCCAGGTGCAGTCCAACGGTGCAGTGAATATGTGGGATGCCGATACCGGTAATGCCATCACTGTCAACTATGAAACTGGACAGCAATCGAACTTACAGAGCTACTTATCTAACGGCACTATTGGAACTGAAACCTTACAGTTCACGACCATCAATGACAGCACATTTGTTGTCAATCGGAATGTGACTGCTGCTATGCAGCCAACATCCGTATCAAAGACTGACGAAAAACCTCACACTTACTCAGCTTTTATTGAGCTAAAGCGTACTCAGAACGGTCGTCAATATGGTCTGAACATTCATGACCCGACGTCAAGTTCTACTACTACTATCTCTACTGCGACACAGGTTGCTGCAAACCCAACTGGTCAGGGTTACACATCGTTCAGTGGTCACAACGGTCACTGTCCTTTTATAGGTACGAAAGTATTCACATTAAATGGAACTGCTTCAGTACAAACTGGTGCAACCAACCTTGTATTCCGACTAACAGCGACAGGTCAACAGGGACCTGTTCCTGGTAATGCCGACTCCTCACCTGAAGCTGATGACTACACCTGTACCTATAGCCAAAGGCTTGATCTACTTCACGGTGGAGAAGGCTGGGCTGTTGGTAATGCAGGCACAGTGACTATGGAAGGTAAGCCTTACCCGATTGACATTGAAAAGGTTGAAACCGTCCAAGTACGTGCATCAATCAAAGCTGTACGTCCTGACCCAACACCATTTGACCAGCAGACTAATGTCACTCCTGACAGCATCCTTGGTGGTATAACCACTGAACTATCTGGAACCAACATCAACTTTGAGGTTATTGGTAACGGGATTTACTTCTACAGCGATACAGTCAACTTTACTGTCGAAGCACAGAACACTGACCTAATGAGCGTCATCACCGATCAGGTGAACGACGTGACTGGTTTGCCGTTTCAGTGCAAGCACGGATACATCGTCAAGGTGTCTAACAGCAGCTCTGCCGATGACGACTACTACTTGCGCTTTGAGGGCAACGGTGGTGGATCTGGTCCTGGTAGTTGGGTCGAATGTGCTGAGCCTGGGATTACTGACACCATTAATCCTTTGACTGTGCCTCTTGTTATCCAACGCCAAGGTAATGGTCAATTTATTGTCAAGCGTTTTGGTTATGCACTGCGTACTGTTGGTGATAACAATACAAATCCTGAACCTAGTTTTATCGGAAAGACGATAAACAAGGTTGTGTTCTTCCGTAACCGTCTTGCTTTCTTAAGTGATGAGAATGTCATTCTATCCCAACCAGGTGACCTTGGAAACTTCTTTGTCAATACTGCTCTTACAGTTTCAGGCACTGACCCCATCGACATTAGTTGTTCTTCTAAGTATCCTGCTATCTTATTTGATGCTCTTGAGGTAAACACTGGTCTGATTGTATTTGCAGCAAACCAACAATTCATGCTTGCTACAGATTCAGATATTCTAAACCCTGAGACTGCACGTCTTAGCAGCATCAGTACTTACAACTACAACACTGCTGTACCACCATTCTCTCTTGGAACCTTGGCTGGTTTCTTAGATAATGCAGGTGCTCATACCCGATTTTTTGTCATGTCAAACGTGGCACGTGAGGGTGAGCCTAGCATTAATGAGCTGAGCAAAGTTGTAGCAAATGCCTTAAGTAAGGATATTGACCTACTTGCAGACTCACGTGAGAACACCACTATCTTTTTTGGTAAAAAGAACAGTGCTGAGGTGTTTGGTTACAAGTACTTCAACGTGGCTGACAAACAGGTCCAGTCTTCTTGGTTCCGTTGGAAGCACACACGGCCTGTTGTATATCACTGCTGTGTGGATGATACGTACATCTTTGTTGATGATCAGAACTTCTTACAGAAGATCAATATGATTAGAGATGATGACACTACGTTTACTGAAAACAGCCAAGAGTACATAGTCCATCTCGATAACTACGTCGCTGCTACTGGTGGTAGTTACAACAGCACCACAAAACAGACCAGCTTTAACTTGAGCTGGATTAGTAGTATCACAGATAAGTCTGTAAACCTTGTAGCTGTTAAGCCCGGTGCTGACGGTCTCATCGTTCTTGATGTTGATGTTCCCTCTAGCGGTACAACTGTGACCGTGCCTGGTAACGAGACCTCATTGACCTTTGGGTATGCATACACCATGCAGATTGACTTTCCTAGGTTCTTTGTGCAGAAGGTTTCTGGCGAACGTACTGTTAACGAAGAGCGTGGAAGCCTAGTTGTTCATCGCATTAAACCTTCGTTTGGTCGTCTTGGTCAGTATGAAACAGTTGTGAAAAGAACTGGTAAGGTTGACTATGTAGATGACTTCACTTCTAGTACATATAACCAGTACTTAATTGCTGATGTGCAAGTGGAAGATGAGTTTACCGGCACTGTACCTGTATATGAAAAGAATGATAACTTTAGCTTATCAATCAAATCTAATTCACCTCTCCCCGCAACACTTATCTCTTTGACTTGGGAAGGTGACTATTCACCCAAATACTACAAGAATGTCTAAGTACATTTATCCACTAACTAAAGAGGTCGCTATACATGTGGCCTCTAATTTACGCCCTGAGGACCATAGAGAGGTCACTGAGGGTCATGGTCACAATCCTCTACTTGCGCTCCTTGGAGGAGCTTCTAGTGGTTACTCAGCAGCCTTCATGATGCCTAACGGTAAGTGGGGTGCTGCTGGAGGAGTAGGTCCCGAGAACGGGATCTGGATGCTTTGCACTCCTGAAATACACAACTATCCAAAGACCTTTGCACGTGAATGTAAACGTCTTATTGAAAGTAGACCAGAGAAGATGCTGTGGAATATTTGCGATAAACGCAATGTAATTCATCTCAAGCTTCTTCGATTTCTTGGATTCAAGTTTCTTCGTGAAGTAACTCATGGTCCTAACAACTTAACCTTTATAGAATTTTGCCGTGTGCGATCCAGTAATCGGGGGAATAGCAGCAGGTGTGGGCGGAGCAGCGTCATCCTTCGGGGGTCTTAAATCCGCTGCTGACCAGAAAACTGCTGAAGTAAACAATTACAAAAGACAGCTACAGATACGCTCAATTAAGTGGGACGGACAACGCGCCATGTATGGCACAAGGCTTGCCGAGTTCGACACCACTGTTGATGACAATGTCTTGTCAGCTAGTCGGGCTTATGCGGATGAGCAGAGCCGTTTGAATGATCTATTCAAGCAAGCTGATACAAAAGGCTTAGATGCCTTTACTCGCCTTATGGAGAATATGAGGGACTACGGATCAGGTAGGACTGCACAACGTCGTGAGGCACGTGACCTGGCTAAGTACGGAAGAAGTCAAGCATTAGCTACATCAAACCTTTTACGTGCTCATGAGAATTATCAGAGCAGAGTTGAGGGTATTCGAGAGAAGCTTCGTACTACTAATAGAGCTGCTTACTCGAAGGTTCAATTCAAACCACAGCCTGGCGTAGCACCTGTCAAGCCGAATGTGGATATGACTGCGGCCAACCTTTCATTTATTGGAGGAATAGCTAGTGCAGTTGGTAGTGGGATGTCTGCTTATAACAGCCTGAAAGCACCAGATGTTGGCAACCTTACTAGTACCCCGAAGCCAGGTATGCCAAACGCATTCAATCAAGGAAGCGCATTCAGTAACTCATATAACTTTAATTTTGGTGCTGCTCAGTTTGGTGCTGGCCCGTCATTCAGTTCTAGCTTTACTCCTTCCTCTTTTGGCTTTGGAAATGTTCCAAGTTCATTTAGCTTTACGAATTAATTATGACCACTTCCTTTCAATCATTTAACCAAGGTGGTCAGTTTCAAGCGGCACAAGTAGACCTTGGTTCTAATCAACTAGAACAATTAAATCAACAACGTGTACAAGAGCTTGATCGTCAAAGCAATGCAATCCTTCAACGTGATCGACAGGCAGCTCAGGAAGTTGCTGAAGGCGCTAAGGGCTTAGCTCAATTCTCTGACTCACTGTCTTCCATACTTGTCGAACGACAGAAGAAAGAGAATGAAAAGCAGATGCTCGAAGGTATGCGGGACTACTGGTACAACGGTGCTGGCGAAGAGGAACAAGCTCAGTTCAAGGCTGACGAAGCAGCTTTAGGTGAAGCACGTTCTTTAGCTGATCAAGCTGCTGGTGAGTATGAACAGGGTGGTGGCGATGTTTTCGTCGCTGAAGGTCTGCGTCAGCTCTCTGGCTGGAAGGCTTACGGCTATGCCACAGCAATGTTGCAACAAGCTGGTGTTAGCTACGGCACTCACTATGCACAAAGAGGCCAAGAACTTGGTCTAAACGAAACGTCTGACCCACGTCAACGTGCTGCTATTGAACAGCAGATCCGCGAAGAATATATGCAGCCGTATGGGGAGTTAAATCCGATGCTGCTTCATGAGCATATGTTCCCGTCAATGCGGAGGTTTGAGCAAGGTGAACAACTTGCATACGCAAATCGTCAAGCAAAGCTTTTTCAAGAGCAACGGAAGACAGAGCGTAACCAATCCCTATATGCAACCTTTGCTAATGCCGACCCTGGTCAGACCGCTCAAAATGTATTGCAATGGGTAGACCAGTACAAAGGTCAGTTTGGTGGAAGCAGGGGACTAGCTTATGCATCAGCTACAGAAGTTATCCGCGAAGGACTGGGTAGAGGTCTTATCGATCCGAATTCTTTTCTAGAGGCATTAGAACAAGAAGTCACCTTGGCTGATGGCACTGTCATCAAGCTAAAGGAACACCGTTCTAATGACCTTGCTTTACTTGAGCAAACGGCGAAAGCTGCTGCATCAGAGAAAACTACTAGAGAACTTGAATACCTTAACAACGCAGATAAACAGCGTGTCCTTGATGCACGTGAAGCGTTCCTTCAAAGTGATCGGTCTCAGAAATCATTTGATGAAATCATTGGTGTTTTAAGGCTTGATGATTCAAAGCATTATGGATTGTTAGCAGGCGTCATGACTAATGAACAGTATGATGATCGGATGACCGCTGCTGAGATTGATTCACGTCTCAATAGCGGTCAGATCGTTTCCCAAAAACTGGTCAATCGACTTAACGATTACGACAAGCGTGTCGCGTATCAAGAAAAAGTACTTCAGGACGATAAACTACATCCTCCTAAGCCTCAGATTGAAGAAGCCAATCTTGATATTGAAGCTGCTGTTAAAGATGCAACTGGTGTTTTTGAGTATGACAGTCTTGACAATAGATATGCAAAAGAAAATGCTCTTGCTTTCTATCGTGCACGATACACACAATATCGAAACGAGGAGAGTCCAAGAAGTCCACGCGAAGCTCATGAACTGGCAATAAAAGAAACACTTGCAGCAATACCTGAACAGTTTAAGTTAAAAGAAGGTGGTTTCTTTACACGTCCTGGGTTCGAGTTTCAGCAGGACAATAAAAAGATGTATGAGACCATAAGAAGTAATATCGAAGCTGGGACTGTCAGCCTTGATACAAAGCTAGAAGGTGTAGGTGAACAAGTAAAACAACTAAATGACTCAATACAAGCTAAAACAGGTATTCCAACTTTCTGGCGTACTCTTGCCGATCAGCATGGGGTTGATGTTTATAACCTCATTAACACCAACCTCAGGGGATACGGTTTCGAGGAGTTCAACCCTCCCAAAACTATTGCAGAACTCGATGCTATGTCAGCCGAGAGTCGGCGTCTGCTTCAATTTCATAAAACCTCTTCTCGTGAGCTAAGAGCTGCTACAGGCAGTGCTGAAGCGAATTGGTTTTTGGATTCAATTGCTTCTGTAGAGTCCCGTTCTTACGGCGGCTACGAAGCATTTAATCGCGGTGGTACTAACGGCGGCAACACTTCTATTGGTAGTGGTAACAGTACTTCTGACTTAGATAAACCGATTACACAACATACAATCGGTGAGATCAAACAACTTCAACTGTTGGCTCAGAATGATCCTAATGTCCTTCATGCTGTTGGACGTTATCAATTCATTCAGCCTACTTTCTTAGAAACAGCTAACTTGCTTGGTTTCGATGATAGCCAACCGTTTGACGAGAAAACACAGGACTTGTTTGCCTTGACTAGAGCAGCAGTTCGTGTGCAGGAAATGAATGGTGGTTCTGTAGCTGGTCTCTCTGCGGAGTGGATTGGACTTAAAAACTTACCACCAGAACAACTTCAAAGAATGGTGGCGTTTGGTAGGAGCCTGCCACATTTCAGACAAGTACACACGTTGCTACCAGGAGTTGCTAAGGCAACACTGAAACCGAACTAAACTATGGATGAAATTACTACACCACCTGAGGAGAGTCTAAAGGAGGCATTAGCACGACAAATAGGAGAAGACGAGATCCTTAATCAAGGAAATTCTCTACAAGCTCCTCCTGAGGAACAACCTCAACAAGATGAGGATGAATTTAGCGACATTGGTGATGTTGCTCGTGAGATTGGTAGTGCATTAGTTGGTGGCCTGCAACAAACAGGCTCCGATCTTATAACTCTGCCTGAGCGTGCTATCGACATGGCTCGTGGTGAAGATGTTGGAGGTGAAGACTATCGCCCTGATACTGACATCTTTGGCGCATTTGAAAACCCTATTGAGACACGTACTTGGTGGGGTGGTGTCCTAAAGACACTTGTTAATTATGGATCCCTTGCTTTCGTACCTATTCCAGGTGCACGTATAGGAGCTGTTGGTAAAGCAACAGGTCTAGCTCAAATGGGTCGTGCTGCACTTGTAGGTGCAAAGGTTGACCTTATTGCTTCTGGATCACAGCAAGAGAACGCATCAGGAGTGATAGCTACACACTTCCCACACCTACGTACACCGTTGGCAACTCATGATACTGACCACCCTGCCATGAAGACGTTGAAGAACGTCGTTGAGGGTATGGGTATTGGTGCAGTGATTGATGGCCTAGGTATGGTCATTAAAGGAGCTAGAGGTGCTAAAGGTGCTGACGAAGCTCTTGAAGCTGCACGTAAAAGGAATCTAAGTTTAAATGAACAGACCACTGCTAAAGGTATTGATGAGGTAGCTGAATCGCCTGGAGAGTTTAGAGGTTCAGCTAACAAGCCTGTTGCTGATCCCCCTCAGGGAGCACACACATCTAATGCTCCTGCTGGTGACGTAAACAAACAACTGTCACGTACTCGTAATGAGTTAGGTGCAGAAGGTGGTTCTACTGACTCACTGACTCGACCTATCGAGTTGGACCGTATTGGTAAGGGAAACGTTGACTTGGCTCCTAAAGAGATCAAGCGAATCATGGAAGAGTTTGCCACTACTGACTATGTGGTCAGAGAGGTGGCTGAAGCTAAAAGAATGGGAATACCACTACATGATGTATGGGCCGACTCAACTGCCTCGATGAAGGAGATGTTCGAGGGTCGTCTAAATACTGAATTGACAACCCGTGAATGGGCTGATGATTTCTACAAGCAGGGAATCAAGCGCAAGGTTCAGCTTGAAGACGGCAGCTTTGAAGAGATCGAGATCATGGATCCAAACATGATTCCTGCTGCTGATCTGCTCAAAGGTTCGTTGCTAAAAGAGATCCGAGATCTAGGTGTTGCTGGCCGTGAGCTGCAAGACCTGTACGACCTGGGTGATACTGACGGACCTGCCAAAGCATTGTTCGACAAGTTTGCTTCCCTAGTTGCGATTACTAAGCAGTCTCGATACTTCACTGGTTATGACCTTCAGTCTGTCAGAGGTGTAGATGGTTTACCTAAGAAGGCTGTTTATCAACAAGAGGTCAACGCGGATATTGGTAAATCTATTGATGCTTTCCGTACTGCCTTCACCATGGCTGGTGAAACCGGAGACAACGAGCTGTTCAAGGCATACATGGAAGTTGCTTCTATGCTCGACGATGTCACGAACCTGAATGACCTGGACAACTTTTTCCGCAAGAAACTACGGGGAGGGATGTTGGACGGTAAGAAACAGACAGGTGAGCTAATTAAAGAGCTTGAAGGTGTGATGATCCATAGCGTCCTGAGTGGTCCTAAGACCCCTATCAGGGCAATCATGGGTACTGCTTCTGCCACATTCTTACGTCCTATGGCTACTGCCCTTGGGGCAACTTTTAGTGGTGACGTGGTTACACGTAAATCATCACTTGCTGCTCTTAACGGAATGATGGGTATGCTTCCTGAAGCTTTCACGCTGTTCCGTAAGAAGCTTGATGGTTATTTCTCTGGTGATATTGCCACTGTTCAATCTCGATATGTAGAACGGACAAAGGCTGATCAAAAGTGGAAACTCTACGGAGACTGGGCAGAGAAGCGCGGTAGTGATGCTGACAAGGCTGTGTTCCGTGCTGCCAACATGGCTCGCGCTATGAACGACAGCAACTACTTGTCATATTCAACAAAGATTATGGCCGCCACTGATGATGTGTTTGGTCATATCCTTGCTCGTGGCAAGATGCGTGAACGCGCTATGCGTGAATCTCTTGAGCTTGCAAGTAAAGGTGAGTTTACTGAGATCACACCCGCAATCCTTAGGAAGGCTGAAGAGAAGTTTGCTAAACAAATCCTTGATGAGGATGGCAATATCATTGATGACGCTGTCAAGTATGCCAAGCGTGAATCAACTCTGACTAAAGACTTGGAGGGATTCTCTAAGGGTCTGGAGACACTGTTCAACTCAAACCCATGGGCTAAGCCTTTCTTCTTATTTGCACGTACTGGTGTTAACGGTCTGGAACTGACTGCGAAGTACACACCAGGATTTAACTTCTTAGTTAAAGAGTTTAATGATGTTGCATTTGCTAGTGTCAAAGATGTTGAAGCCGGAAACCTAACTAAGTACGGTATCAATACTTTTGAAGAACTACAAAACGCCAAGGCTCTACAAAATGGACGCCTTGCTATTGGCTCTGCTGTTGTATCAATGGCATCCATGATGTGGATGTCGGGCAACATGTCTGGTGATGGACCTACTGACAGACAAATGCGTCAGTCTTGGGTTGATGCTGGCTGGAAGCCCCGTACCTTCACACTTGGTGGTGTGCAGATTGGTTATGAAGCGTTTGAACCCTTTAACCAAATTATGTCAACCATCTCCAATGTGGGTGATCACAGCCTATTGATGGGTGATGAGTGGACTGAAGATCAGCTATTGAAGATTGCAATGGTTGTTGGACAAAGTGCTGCTAGCAAGAGCTACCTCACAGGTCTGCAACAGTTCGTCGATCTTTTCTCTGGTCAACCTGGTCAACACAATCGCATCATCGCAAGCTTGATGAATAACACTCTGCCTTTGTCTTCCTTAAGGAATGAGATCGGCAAGCTATTCACACCATACATGCGTGAGTTGGATTCTGGGATTCTTGATTCTATCCGCAACCGCAACTTAATTACTGAGAATATTACTGATCAAGCACTGCCTATTAAGTACGACATGTTGAATGGTCGTCCTATTAAGGATTACGACTTTATGACACGTGCTTTCAATATGTTCTCTCCTATCCAGTTCAACCTGGATCAGGGACCTGGTCGAAAGCTTTTGTTCCGCAGTGGTTATGACTCACGTCTGTCCGTGTATTACGCACCAGACAACACTGATCTTTCCAAGCTACCTGGTGTTCGCTCCAAGTTTATGAAAGCTATTGGCGATCAGAACTTAGAAGCTGAACTAAATAAACTTGCTTCTGATCCACGTATCCAAGCAAGTATTCGCAAGATGGAGAAAGATCGTGTTTCTGGTAATCGTGGTTACGAGCCGATGAAGGCTTATTACCACACGAAGGTTATTGGAGCACTGTTTAATAAAGCCAGGAAACGTGCATGGGGCACCATTCGCAATGAAGCTGACGTCCGTGCAGCGATTGCTGAATCTCGTAGCGAACGTATTGAAAATCGACAAAGCCAACGACAAACAACTTACGGACAACTCGAACCCGTTCTTAGAATGAACAAGTAATGGCAACTACACTAACAACTGAACATTCTTATACAGGTGATGGCTCCACTACCAATTACTCTGTCACATTTACATATTTAAAAGAAGCAGATGTCAAGGTAACACTTGATCATGTTGCTACAACTGCATACACGTTTGCTAACGCTTCAACCATTTCATTCACTACTGCTCCTGCTAATGGAGTAGGTATCCGTATCTTCCGTGATACTGATGTAGATGCAGCCCGATTTGTCTTTTCTTCGGGCTCTGCCCTTAAGGCTGGTGAGCTAAATGAAAACCTAGATCAGCTTCTGTATGCTGATCAAGAAAGAGCAAGTACTGACAGCATTGCTGACGAAGCTGTTACTACAGCTAAGCTCCGTGATGGTGCTGTAACTAATGTCAAGCTAGGTGCTGATGCAGTCGATGGCTCAAAGCTCGCTGATGACAGTATCGATTCTGAGCATTACGTTGACGGGTCTATTGACACTGCACACATTGGTGACGCTCAGGTAACAACTGCTAAGATTGCTGACTCTTCAATCACTACGGCAAAATTAGCTGCTTCTATTGTAACCACACCCACAATTAGTGACGGCTCAATAACTACAGCTAAGATTGCTACTGATGCTGTTAACGGTACCAAGATTGCAGATAACAGTATTGACTCAGAGCATTATGTTGATGGATCTATAGACACTGATCACCTAGCTGATTCTCAAGTTACGACAGCCAAGATTGCGGACAATGCCGTTACAGCAGCAAAGATTCCAGATAATGCAGTAACCCTTGCAAAACTTGGTTCAGGAGCATTACCTACTGACATTACTGTTGCTTCTGCAAATATTACCGACGGTACGATTGTTAATGCAGACATCAATGCTTCAGCCGCTATTGACGGTAGCAAGCTAGACGTTGAACTTAACGACCTGTCTAACGTTTCTGTAGCTAGCCCGTCGTTGAACGAGCTTCTGAAATGGAACGGTACTAATTGGGTGCCTGGTTCTGTTTCTGGTTCAGGTACTGTTACCAGTGTTGATTCAGGTACAGGTCTTACCGGTGGTCCAATCACTGCTGGTGGAACTATTTCGATCGCTGCTGGTGGTGTTGATACAACACAACTTGCAGATGATGCAGTCGATGCTACTAAGCTTGCAGATACTGCTGTAGCTGCTGGAAGTTATACAGCCGCTGACATCACTGTTGACGCACAAGGTCGGATTACTTCAGCCGCTAACGGTCAGATTTCTACTACAGAGATTGCAAGTAACGCTGTAACTTCTGGTAAACTTGCATCAGATGCAGTTACTACTGCAAAGATTGCTGACGATGCAGTAACAACTGACAAGCTTGCAGATACTGCTGTAACTGCTGGTAGCTACGGTTCTAGTACAAGCATCCCTTCGATTACTGTAGACGCACAGGGACGCATTACAGCGGCTTCTGGTAACACCATTTCAACTTCAAATGATGTTGTAGATGACACCAGTCCACAGCTAGGTGGTGATTTAGACGTTCAAGCACGGACTATCAATACAAGCACGACTAACGGGAACATCAAAGTTGCTGCTAATGGTACAGGTGTTGTTGAAATTCGTGGTAACACTAATGCTGGTGCAATTGTCTTTAATTGTGAAAGCAATAGCCATGGAGTAACAATCAAGGGTCCAGCGCATAGTGCTGCTGCTACTTACACTTTGACGTTACCTGTTAATGATGGTAATGCTAACCAAATCCTGCTTACTGATGGGAGCGGTGTACTTTCTTGGGTTGATAAACCTCAAGGTGCTGTTGGTGGTGGTACGGATAATTGGGCTGTCGAACATGACAACACCATCTCTACCTCTTACACAATTAACACTGGTAAAAACGTTATTAGTGCTGGACCGTTGACGGTCAATAGCGGTGCAACTGTTACCGTACCTTCTGGATCTAACTGGGTTATTACTTAATTATGGCTATTACAATTAATGGAAACGGTACTATTGGCGGCGTCTCAGTTGGCGGCTTGCCTAATGGTGTTGTAGATACTGACATGATTGCTGCTGGAGCGGTAACGGCAGCAAAGCGAGGAAGTGGAGCAATTTTGCAGGTTGTGCAGGCCACTAAAACAGATACGGCAAGCGTTACCGGTGGCACATTTGCAGACGTAGGTTTGTCGGCCTCAATCACTCCTTCATCTTCTTCCAATAAGATTCTAGTTTTAGTGCAAGCAAATATTGGTGGCAGTCTTGGCTATAGCAGAAAGGGTAGGTTAATGAGAAATAGCACTGCTATCCACATTGGAGATTCTGGTGGCAATCGACCACAAGCAACCGCAGAAGAAAATGGATCTTATGCTGGCAATGCTGACTATAATTCTGGTCAAGTAATTATGAATTTCCTGGATTCTCCATCAACTACGTCAGCAACTACATATAAAGTACAATACGCATCATATGGCTCTAATTTGGTTTACATAAATCGTAGTGGCCGTGACCTAGATGGTGGTGCTGGCGGAGGGTATGACGCCAGAACAGCTTCTTCAATATTATTAATGGAGGTCGCAGCATGAATCACGAAGCTATTTATCGCGCTTATTCAAACGTTGTCAGAATTGATGACAGCACTGGAGCCTTTGACTCTGACGGTAATCAAGTCACACTTGATCAAGCGTTAGTCGATACAAAAGCTGCTGAAATTAACGCAGAAGAAGCTGCAACTGCTTACCAGCGTCAACGTGCTCCCGAATACCCACCAACTGCTGATCTTGCTGATGGCTTGTATTGGGCAAGCAAAGGTGACAACACAAAACTAACTGAATATTATGAAGCTTGTGAAGCTGTTAAAACTAAATATCCAAAAGGAGGTGCAGAATAATGCCAATTAAATTAAATGGACAAACATCTGGCTCAGTTGAACTGGGCGTGCCAGCGGCTGTAAGCGGCGGTGATGTCACTTTGACGCTACCGAATGGCACTGGTAGTGCGAATCAGTTTTTAAAGAACGGCAGTACTGCTGGAACGCTGGAGTTTGGTGCGCTTGCGTCAAGCAACATGCCGACTGGGAGTATTTTGCAGGTCGTAGAGGCCAGCACGTCTACGGAAGTTCAAGTTGCAACAACAACTTACACCGACAC